AAGGTTTATTTACAATTTTCGGATATCGTAACATATTTAAGCTTTATAGAAAATATAATGAAATTAAAGTTTTTCAGTGATTTTCCATCACTAAACTTTATAAATACTTTAGATATATTAAATATAGTAGAAAATATAGTAAACCTATCTGTGGATAATAACACATCTGATATTGTTATTCTGAACGATAGATTTAATCTGAACTTTCTGGTTGAATATGGTAGAGAGTATATTCTGATAAACAAAATAGTTATGGATTTTATGGAATCAAATGCAATTGCTGATATATTTTGAGGTTTTATGATAACTATAGATAAAGCAACAGCAACCGAGTATTCATTTGTAATCGGAAAAATACCCGGTTCTGATGGCATACACAGTACGGATGAGGTAAAATTAAACATCTTTAATGTTGAAATCCCCTCTGTATCACTTGATTCTACCACATTATTTTGGAACGGTAAACATATTCAAGTTCATCCGGGAGGTATTACATTTGATACATTGAATATATCATTTACGGTCGATGCTGATTTTAATAATTGGAAGGCTTTATTCAGATGGCTTACAAGTATAACAAATAACAAGGATACTCCTACTGAAATATTTTCTGAATATCTTACAGATGCAAGTATACAGATTTATGATAATTTTGGAGAAATTACTAATACAATCATGTTTAAAAATGTCTGGATATCCTCTATAGGCCAGGTATCGTTCAATATAAGAGAGGGAGAAACTTATATTGAATGTTCAGCAACATTTAATTATGACAGATATGAGATTTTGTAATTTTTTTATAAATATAGTTACAATGAAGTATTAATTAACTTTTGGAGGATTCAAAATGGGAAATTATATAAGCCCTTTAGTTGATGTTAAAGAATTTGACACAACCACAACAATACCATCCGTAGCAACTTCTATCGGGGTTCTTATTTTAAGGGACACATATAAAGGCCCTGAAATGAAGAAACAGTTTATAAGTAGTGTAGATGAGTTGATAAGTGTTTTTGGTAAACCGACATCAAATGTTCAATGTTATCAAGATATGATGTCAGCAGTAGGATTCTTAAAATACAGTAATATGTTGTATTGCACGAGAGCAACTGCTTCTGCTGCAACCTATGCAGGTGCTGTTGTAACCGTAGGTGGTGAAGAAGGGGACTATACGGGTTTGCGATTAGATGAAATTCAAACAGCCCTTGCTACTGATGGTGGTGATATCGATGATTTCGGAAATTATTCAATGTCAGGAGATTTCCTTACTATAATTTCTAAATCAAGGGGTGTTTGTGGCAACAACATAAGAGTAGCAATAGCAGGAAAAGATAAAGTAGAAGCCTGTTCTGTTTTGTATGATAGTGGTGTTTGGGATCAGACATTAAATATTTATTCACCTTCTGCATCCTTTGGAAGTGCTGATGTTCATATTACTAAAGATAATGAATTTTTAGTTGTTGTACAGACTGTAAATCAGGGAGAATCAGCAACTTTACCCTCTGTTTACAGTGATGATAATAACTGGGTAACACGAGAAGTTTTTCACGTATCAACTGATCCAAATGCTTATGATGATACCGGGAGAAAAAGATATGTAGAAACCTTAATTAATGAAACATCCGATTATATCAGGGTTGCTATAAACACACCTACGTATGACGCATCATCTGATATGTCCACTATGTTGACTGAAAGCTGGATTTCATTAGAACAGGGCACGGATTATTATTCAAATACAGCATTACACGCCGAAGATACTGCAATAATCAATGCGCTTAGACTCTATGATAATCCCGAAGATGTTGATGTAAACATATTCATTGAAAGCAATAAATCTAATGCTGTAAAAAGATCAATGGTTGCCATTTGTGAAAGTAGAAAAGATGCTATTGCAATTCTTGATGTTGAATTAGCAGATGTTGTTGGTAATAAAAATAATGAAACATCCGATTTAAGGGATTATGTAACTTCTGATATAAATGATTTAAACACTTCTTATGCTTGTATCTATGGCAACTGGCTTGAGGTATATGATAAGTGGAACGGAAAATATAGATGGGTTCCTGCCTCTGGATATGTTGCAGGTCTATTTGCAAACAATGACTCCGTTGCTGATACTTGGTTTGCTCCGGCTGGCCCGAACAGAGCACTATTGTCTGGTGTAAGAAGGCTTGGTTGGAATCCGAGTTTAGGTCAACGTAATATTCTTTATAAAAATAACATTAATCCTATCGTTTCATTGTCTGGTATGGGTAAATTGATTTATGGGCAGAAAACCTTACTCAAAAAGGACTCTGATTTCAATAGAATAAACATTCGTCGTTTATTCATCACCCTTGAAAAAGCAATTTCCACCGCATCAAAATATTTCTTATTTGAACCTAATGATGATATTTCAAGGCTATTATTGATTAATATGATTAATCCATTTTTAAGAGATGTTAAGTCACGCAGGGGTATATATGATTATAAGGTTGTATGTAATGAGACGAACAACACACCGGAACGTATAGACCGTGGCGAACTTTATTGTGACATTTACATAAAAGCAACCAAAGCAACTGAATTTATTGTTCTTAATTTCATAGCAACAAAATCAGGCGCTAGCTTTTCTGAACTTGCCGGTATAACAGGATAAACTCCGTCTTAACGGAATAGAAATATGTTTGTAAATACAATATTTTAGGAGGAGTAGAAATGAGATTTGACATAGATTCCTTTAGAGCAAATTTCAAAGACGGAGCAAGATCGTATTTATTTTACTACAAACCTGTCTTTCCAGGCAGTTTAGGTGTTGATTCAGATAAAGCAACATATTTGGTTAAAACAGCAGCTTTACCTGAAACAACTACAGAGGAAATAACTACATCATGGCAAGGTCAGGATTATAAAGTAGCAGGTAAATATTCATATTCTGATTGGCAGGTTTCCTTCAATGTGGATAAAGATGCTAAGATAATAACAGCATTTCAAGATTGGGCTAATTTAATCCATGACCCAACCACAAACATGTATACATCACCTGCTGATTATATGTCTGATCAACAGTTAGACCTTTTAGGCCTTAACGGAGAACCTATTATGAGATATAAATTAATGGGCTGTTGGTTAAAAAGCATAAATAGTGTAACACTTGATTACAGTCAGAATGATTTTGTCCAATTAGATGTAACATTTTCTTATGTTTACCATGTAATTGACAAGACTAAATATGGTAACATGCCGACATTTGGATAAATAAGGTGGCTTACCTTGAGAATAGGTCTTGATATTGATACATATAAAACAAGATTTCTGGGTGGTTCGAGACAACATTTATTTTATGCTTTACTACAGTTTCCAGATTTAATAAAAGTATCAAATAATACATTAGGTGAAGCATCATTAGGAACAGTTTTTGGATATGGTGCTTCATCTGATTTTGTTCCTTATTTGGTTAAGTCAACATCTACACCTGAATCTTCATTTGAAGAAGTACAAATACCTTTTCCCGGCCATTCATTTAAAATGGCTGGGTCAAGATCGTATAATAACTGGGTGATAACTTTCAATTTAGATGAAAAATCTAATCTTCTTGAATATTTCAATAAATGGCATGATATAATCTATGATCCTGAAACAAAATTAACATCAGAACCGGATGTTTATATGAAAGATCAACAATTATTTCTTGTTGATGGAACCGGTGCAGTAATAAGGGAATATAAGTTACATAATGCTTGGCCCATGTTAATAGGCGCATCTTCTTTGGATTATGGGGTAACAGACGTTGCTACCGTGGACATAACATTTTCTTTCCAAAGTTATAAAACAAATATAAATATCAAAGAGACCGATTTACTAAAGACAATATTCAACAAAATAACCGGATCTGCAATGAGGGTATAATAATGCCTATAAGATTACCCCAAATGCCGAAAGTAAGTGATGTCACATCATTTATTACCGGTAATAATAATAAACATAATATAGATATAGATACTTATAGATCAAGATTTTTAAGTGGTGCAAGGTCATATCTTTTTATGTGTAATATTCAATTTCCGGGAATACAAAATGCTTTAGTGTCCGGTGTTATGGCCGGCCTTGGTGGATCACCTGACTCCTTAAAAACTTTAGTCACAGGCGGAATTAAGGCAGGTGTTGAATCAGCCATAAATTCATTTGGTGCAAATTTTGATACTAAAGATTTTAAATATTATGTAAAATCAACAAATTTACCGGATTCGTCGATAGATGAAGTAACAACAAATTGGGCAGGGCAACAATATAAAATGTCTGGTGCAAGAAAATTTAATGACTGGACAGTAACATTGTTAATAGACCATGATGCCAATGTTTTAAGAAAGTTTTGGGATTGGCAGTTAATTATACAAAACCCCGAAAATAATACATACGGTTCACCAAAAGATTATATGGTAGATCAATCAATACAATTATTATCTTCAACTGGTTCGCCTATATGTACTTATACTTTAAGAAACGCTTGGCCTAAAGTTATCGGTGAAGTTTCACTTGATTACGGCAACAATGATTTTGCCACGGTTGATATACAATTTGCGTATCAATATCATGTAATCACGGAAACAGAAGAGTCTGGATTGATGAATATAGGGAGAAAAGCATTAAATTCTTTCGGATTTGATACAATAAAAAAATTATTTTAAATTTGTGGAGGTTTAAATGAGTAATTTCAAGGATTATCTAAATACGTATGTTTTTGAAACAGATTTACTCGGTACAGGTAAGACATTAAAATTCAAACCCATTGTTACACACCAGATAAAGAAGCTTTTATTGTATGAAGCATCACAAGACCCAATGAGTATTGAAGAAGCTTTAGATGAGGTACTGAACGAGTGTGTGATTTCACCGGAAGGTTTTGATGTAGGCGACTTATATCTGCAGGATAGATTCTATCTTTTAGTTGAATTAAGACAAGCTACACGGGGTAAGACTTACAGCTTCCAGACAACTTGTTCAAAGTGTGGGTCACAGACACAACATGTAATTGATTTATCAAAGTTAAAAACAAAAACCCTTAATAGATATGAGAAAAAGACTCAACCGATTAAAAAATCTATTAAAAAAGGTAAGTTGATTGATTTATCAGAAG